TGATTCGCTATATAACTAATGTTATTCTTAGATAACTTCGATATATAACTAAAATTCCAAGTGTACAAGTATCAGGTCGTTGCAATTTATCTAATAGTAATATATTTATATCTGACATATTATAATATGTTAAGTTTTACTGCGTATACATCCACAATTATACAAGTAATAACTGGTTTAGTAAATATATATGGCTTAACTTTACAAGTTCCAGATAGTAAAAAACTAATAAAAAATCTTTTAAAAGTTGAAACAACTGTTCAAATAATAGAATTAATTTTTTATATTTGGATGGTATATAATATTACTAATATTAATAATATTACACAATATAGATATGTAGATTGGTTTTTTACAACACCAATTATGTTAATAACTCTTATGACTTTTATTGATGGTAAAACAAAAAATGTGTTTGAATATATAAAAAAAGAAAAAATAGATGTATCTATAATTATATTTTTAAACGCGTTAATGTTATTATTTGGATTTTTAGGAGAAATTAAATATTTAGATGTACAATTATCATTAATACTTGGATTTATTCCATTTATATTATATTATTATCTAATTTATAAAAAATTAGAAATTAATAATCAAAATATAAATAAACAACTATTATTCTGGTTTTATTTTATTTTCTGGTCTTTATACGGTGTAGCTGCTGGATTAGAATATAATTTAAAAAATGCAATGTATAATATCTTAGATTTATTTGCTAAAAACTTATTTGGTATATTCTTATTTTTTAATTTATAAATCTTTTCTTTTATGAGTCATTATATAATATTTTTTTGTCTCATTTAAAATATTCACAGGTGTAAAAAATTGTAAGCAAAGAAATAGAAAGCTTTGATTTTCTTGACAAACAGAGGCAAGTTATCTGCTTGACAAACAGAGGGCGAGTTATCTGTTTACTAAGCTGATGCAATGCATCACCTTGACTTGTCTCATACCCTATTTTGTAATATCTCATTATAGTTATAATGTATGTAAATAATAATGAAAAATATATAATATTTTTACAAGATAGATTCTTAAAAAAAAATTATTTTTAATAATTATTTTTAATAATTATTATAAAAAATTTGTAAAAGATCTTGAAAATAAAGGAATTGTAGTAGTATCTATATCTAATATAATAGAATACCAAAATACAAAAAATCCTTCTATTTTATCATTTGATGATAACAAATATCCCGAGATATCAAGTCTCTATATAAATTTATATAATGGACAATATTATAATGATACTATATATGTTAAAAAAATAGAAAAAGAACGCGAAATGTTATTATTATTAGCTGGTAAATTAGGAGTACGCGAAATGACATATAGTAGTACTATAACAGAAACTATTTATTCTAAAATAGCTGGATCGATTAATATTAAAGGTCTTGATACCAAGTTACAATATGCTAAAAGTAAATTAGATAAAGAAACAACAACTGGATATGAATTGTATCAAAATAGAGGTGCATCAGTTTATATCAATTCAAAAAATAAACAAGATATTGATACTAATATTATGAATAGTTTAGGAACTATGAAATCAAAGATATTTTCTTATGATTATTATAAAAATAGTCAAAAATTAGAATCATTTGTTTACAAGAGGTATGTATTTAAAATGTTACAATTAGAATATACGATTGATGTAGAAGATATATCGGAAAAAAGTTTTATAGTTAAAACTTGTTTTATGAATTATGGATTTAGTGTAATTGTTGATAAAAATACTAGTTATAATGAATCGATACATTATAAGTTTGATTTCTTTAGTGATAGAGATTTAAGAATCCAATTATTAGAGCAATTAAGACAAGAAGAAGATAATTTTTTAATTATTCGGGAAGTATATAATGAAACAAAAGATAAAGATACAGCGGTTCATTACATTGCAAATTATGTAAAAAATCAAGCAGATAAAATACAATACGCAAATAAATTAGATATGAGTGTTAATACATTTAAAGATATATTGGATCGATGGATTACAAAAAATAGTACTGGTAATTTTTATAGTATGTGTCATAATTTTACAAATTCTATCCAAATAATAGATTGGATATACAGTTTAATTAATGCTGATATCAATGATATTGATATTGATATTGTAGATAATATAAAATATAACCCAATTGAAAAAAAAGTATTTTTCTTATATTCAATGTAGAGATATATCGGATCCAAGCGAAAGGTGTAATATGAATGATATATTGGATCAAAATAGAATATCTGAAAGAGATACAATACCTATAAGTTTAAAAAAAATAACCAACCAGTGTAATAACCCAACCCATTATCTTTTTAGAAGATGAAATAAACTGTCTAATAGTAATATGAAGGCTTTACAAGATTTAGAAAAAAAATGTGATACAATCAAAAATTATATTTACCTAAAGTTGAAATAATAAAAGAATATACGAATCGACCAATTATTTAATCTGTATAAAAAAGATCTGGATCTCGACCAAGTAAATACATATTAATATATGCATCGTAAATATAATCAATATATTTTAGTTCAACCGATAATTCTTTTTTATTCTTTATATTATAAACAGAATTTAGATCATCCAATATATTATTTATCGATATATCACCGTATGAACATACATCGCTAAAATGTCTTTTCATCCATAGATATAATTCATTTGTAAATTTATTTTTAATTATATCTAACATTTGTTCCTCAGTTGTAATACAATCCATTATATAAAGTAATATTAATAGTTTATATAATAAACCTATCAATTTTTTTTTAATTAGCAAAACTATGGGGCAATCAATATATAATTAAACAAATATCAGCATATTATTTAATTATAATGTTTCTACATTTCTTATTCATTTTATTAATTAATAGTATATTGACTAGGCCAATTATATCAAGTATTACAACTACTCCGATTACATCGATTATTTCAAGCAAATTACCAACTGTATTGATGCACGGTATTATATCAAATAAAAATAATATGAATCAATTAAAAGATTATTTAGTAAAAGAATTTAATATAAATGTTATTGTACCTGAGATTGGAAATGGTATTCCAAATTCCTGGAATCTACCATTGAAACAACAAGGTGATATGTTATGCGAACAATTAAATACAATCGATGAATTATCAAATGGATTTAATTTTATTGGAGTTTCCCAAGGTGGAATTCTAGGTAGATACTATATTGAGAAATGTGATGGATATAAAATAAATAATTTTATAACACTAGTTAGCCCTCACGGTGGTGTCTATAAACCACTAGTTGGGAAAATTATAGAAATGTATAGTGATTATTCACAATTACACTATTCATTTAGTTCATATTGGAGAGATCCATTTAACTATACATATTATCAATCAATTGCACTATTAGCCGATTTAAATTCAGAAGTTAATAATCCGTGTCCATCTAACCGACATAAAATGAATTCTATTAATAATTTTGTAATGGTTTATTCATCGAATGATGATATTGTTACTCCACCAGAATCAAGTAAATTTAGTACCTATATGGTTAATACAATGAATGTAATACCATTGGAATTAACTGTGTCGTATGAAACACTTGGATTAAAAGAATTAATTGATCAAAATCGTCTAGCAATCTATAAAACAAATTGTACTCACGATCAACATAAAGATCACAGTTGTTTTAGTAGTTTACACGAAATGTTTAAAAAATATTGTAATGAATAATAATAATATTTATATAATATAAATATATAAATATAACAGAAACTATGTTTAATAAAATACTTTTTTATTTATAATGAATCGATGTAAACTGAATAATATATTATTTATAATAATATTATCAATATTATTATATCATATTTATTCTGCCTATAAATATTCCTCTTGGCCATTTAATTCTATTTCAAATCCAGAATCAATTAATAATAATCGATGTAATCCTTATTGGACTGAATTTATAAGTATAATAGGTGCAATTATATTTATATATACAGCAAAGCTGCGGTTAATAAATATAAATGAATGGATGATATATAGTTTAATAATAATTATATTTGGTTTAATATTCGGTATAGCATATATGAGACAAATATTTATTAAAGATAATAATTATTATAGATAGATTTATAAATTGATGTATAAATTAATTTAATTTAGATAGATAGATAGATAGATAGATAGATTGATTTATTAATTTGATAATAGTACAACTAAAATGATAGTAAAAATAATTAATCCAAAAGCTGCACACAAGTATTTAGATAATTGTCTCATCCTTCCGATATTATTTAATTGATTATTATTTAATTCATATAACATTTGCTCTTGATTCTTAATTAATTTCCACAATTCGTAATACTTATCATCCAATGATTTATTCTGGAATACAATACTATCGAGGGAAATTTCTGTATTTGTCCAATAATATTTAGCCAAATCAAATACAAAATTATCAGATAATATATAATTTTGTTTTTGGAACTTTTCAGTTAATCTAAGTTTACCCCACATATCAGTAAATTTAATATCAATAGTTTCTTTTTTATTACCAGGTAATCGTATATTTAACTTTCCTTTTTGTGTTGGTACTCCAGATGAAATATTTAGTGCAACTAATGAAATTGAACCATCGGTTGAATAAAATGTACCACTTCCATCATATAATCCCAATTCAAAATCACCTTCGTATTTAATTTTATTACCAGGTAAATCGTAATACATTGTACCTTTACCACTAGGAACACGCTGGATCTCAATTGATTTAGGTTCTTTAATATTTTCAGGTTTGTTATCAAGTTTGTTATCAGGTTTGTTATCAAGTTGAGTATCTGGATTTATATATAGAACTTCACCACAATACATAATATTTCCACCAGGATAGTATTCCGATTCATATTTTGTATTATAATATTCTTCAAAATTCTTTTTAAAATTAAAATATGCACTGCTACTACTATTATCAAAAATAATAGTCGAAGTATAAACATCTGAACTATTTAGATCTGTGTGATTTAACACACAAGTGAACGTATTATCATCAAAATTAAATGTAGCAAAATTATTTGTCATAAATTTGTACAATAAAGTTTCATTTGATTTATCCAATGGATCTTTATGTGTTCTAATATGTATAATGGGAATATTCGTCTTACTTTTACTTAATTCGACAAATCCATCAATAGATGTATTGTTACCTTGGCTAGTATTATCATATAAGGTAGATAAAGTCGAGTTATTAAATTTTACAATGTATGAAACAGACATTTTAATATTATAAAGTAATTGTAATAATATCATATAATATCAATTTTTATTTATTTTGCATTGTAAAATAATTGCAGATTCGATGTATTTATGATTTGCAAAGCTGCAATTAATCTAAAATATTTTTAATACATTGTTAAGTCCTATTCTATAAAATAATTTATTCAATCGTTACATTAATCCCATAAAGTGTAGACAATACATATTCTAATCCCACCATACAACCTTCCGCCGATTTAATATTAGTCTTAGAAGACAAAAAACTAGTTGTAAATTCTAAATGGGTATCCTCTTTAATTGAAATTAAGAAATTTCTAATTTTTTTATGTCCAACATCTCGAGATAGATTTGCATCTCGTAATTTAACCGATTCACTTTGTTGTAGGTTAGAAAATGTATCGGATTTGTTTCCAATTACAGCAACTGGTACATTGGGACATACATTCTTCACTTGTTCTAACCATTTAGGAATAGATACAGCTGTATCTGGTTTACTTACATCATATAAAAGTAAAACTCCGTCGGCTCCTTTTAAATATGCATCTCTTAATTTACCCCCTCTATTTTCTTGCCCAGCTGTATCCCATAGATCAATAGAAATATGTCCAATATTTGTAGTAATTTTAATACGATTAAAATCAAAATTATCCGTTGCATTATAATCTTTAGGAAAGGTATAGTTATCATCAGTTCTATTTACCATTTTATGATAAAATGTCGATTTACCAATCGATGAATTACCTAACAATACAATTTTCTTATGTTCAATACTCATTTCACTGTAACTTCTTTTCATTAAATATTATACTCTTTATCAATATAATTTATTTTTATCAATTTTTATTTATTTATCAATATATAAAGTTAATAGAGATTTATTTTATGGCATTCTATAAAACAAGTTATAATTTGCTGTTTTATAAATTGCAGAAAAAGCTGGAATTCTCGTATTTTATATACCTGGTATAGAAAGTATTCTTCCAATGACCAATGCAGTAAATACATATCCAAATATTATTTGAACTGTAACTGCAAGTCTTGCAGCTACACCAGTTACAGTAATTGAAGATGCTCCTCCAAAAAATGTACAATTTGCAAAATAGAACATATCAAAGAATGATATGTGTCTTGGTTCATGATTTGTTGTAACACTTGCAAAATGTTTTTCATCTAGGTAATAGATTATAATATATAATACTGTAAAAAGTAAATTAATAATTTCACATACTATAATAACTTCTAATATAAATATATATGGTGCATTAAGTAGATCATTTATTACTTGATTCATTACATTACATTACAAAATTATTTTCTTCAAAATTTCAACAAAACTGTAATTTTATTTTTTAAATTTATAAGAAGATTTTGTAGTATTTTTACTTTTACTTTCATATTTTTCAATAATGGAATCAATTATTTTTGCGGTAATTGTATTAATATCTATAGAAGCAGGTACCGGTATATTAGTTGGTTTTTTAGTACCGTGAGGTATCATTAAATAATATCCATATTGACCATTTTTTAAATGGACTGTTTTACTTTTAATTTTAAATACATTGCTATCGTGTGATACATCGGCTAATTGTTTGGCATATTCTAATGTTGGTTCAATATTATCTTTTATTCCAATCATTTTTGTGCCAATTTTAAAATACATTCCATATTTTCCTTTATTCAATGTTACATTTGAAGAACCTATTTTTCCTAATAATTTTGGGAATGATAATAATTCAATTGCTTTATCTAATGTAATAAGTTGAGGATCTATATCTTCAATCGAAGCATATTTCCATTTAGAATCATTAGTAGAGTTTTGACTCATAGTATTACTCGTACCGTCTAGTATTTTTATACACCATCCAAATTTTGCTTTTGTTAAAAAGATAGTATTATTTGTTGTAGGATCTATTCCAATCACTTTATCATCTGATTTTAAATTTTTTATATTGGAAGTTTGTTTTTCTAAAATTTCAACCATTGGGCTAAATAATTTATAGTATGTATCGAGAATATTATACCATTTAGCTTTTCCTGATGCAATCCGATCTAGCATTTTTTCCATATCAGCTGTAAATTTAATATCCATAATTGGTCCAAAGTTTTTCATCATAAAATCATTTACCTTGTATCCCATTTCAGTTGGTACTATTTTACTTTTTTCTTTACCAAATGATATTGTTTTAGTTTTCTCACTAGGTGGTTTTCCAATCGTTTTATTAGTAGTAAATAATATGATGGTTTCTTTTTGTTCGCCTGAAATATTTTTTATCTCTACATAATTTCTTTCAACTATTTTTGATATAATGGATGCATAGGTAGAGGGTCTACCAATACCATTTGTTTTTAAATACTTAATTAATCCCGCTTCATTATATCGTAGAGGTGGTTTAGTATATTCTTCACTACATTCTATTTTCTTTATATCTAATAAAGTGTTTACAGTTATTTTAGATAGATCGATTGAGTTAACTTCATTTGTAGGACTATTTACCGAGTCATCATTTTCATCTTTCATATCATTATATAGAACTAAATAACCATCGAATATAATTGTTTCACTCTTATTAATAAAAAGGGGAATGGATGTGATCATATCTTTATCGGTTGGGGATGCAATTAAGAAATTAAATATAGATAGATTAGAATCCTTCGGATTCATAGGAACCGTAGGAACCGTAGGAACCGTAGGAACCGTAGGAACCGTTGGATTAATACAATCTATCTCAATTGTTTTTACATTAATTGATGCATCGGCCATTAAACTAGCCAAGGTTCTATTCCAAATTATTGTATATAATCTAATAGCATCATTTCCCAATTTAGTAATTTCATCACTAGTCGGAGTAATCTCAGCTTTAGTTGGTCGAATTGCTTCATGGGCTTCTTGCGCATCTTTACCTTTATTCTTATGCACTGTCCCCTTAAAATATATCGAACCATATGTTGCTTCTATAAATTTCTTACAATCCAGTATAGCATCATTTGATAATATGGTACTATCTGTTCGCATATATGTAATATGACCCATTTCATATAATTTTTGTGCAGTATCCATTGTTCTTTTACTATTCATTCCACATTTTGTAGATGCTTCTTGCATTAAACTAGATGTAATATGGGGTGGGGGGGGAGATCTTTTAGTTTTTTTATCGGTAATATTTTTTACAACATAAGTTGTTTTTTTATTTATAGAAGATAGTAATTCTAATGCAATATCTTTTGACATTATTTTAAAATTTTCTTTTTTTAATACCAAAGTACAAGGTATACTCATATCATCTTTTGTAAAAATAGCATTTGTTTTAAAAAACATATTACTAGAATATTCTTTAATCTCATTCTCCAAGTCAATTATAATTCTAGCTACAACTGATTGAACACGACCAGCCGATAACTTTCCTTGTATTTCTTTCCACAATAGTGGTGAAATTTTATAACCAACTAATCTATCGAGTAATCGTCTTGTTTGTTGTGCATACATCATATCATCTGATATGATGGTAGGATTAGCCACAGCATCTAATATAGCTTTTTTTGTAATTTCATTAAATACAATTCTTTTCGGGTTATCTAATTTTAATACTTCTTTTATACTATGTGCAATCATTTCACCTTCTCTATCCATATCCGATGCAATTATAACTTCATCGCATTGCGCCGCATTATATCTAAGATTTTGTACAACTTTTAATTTATCTTGTGTGATCATATAATTAGGTGTAAAATTATTAGCTATATCGATCGATAAAGTTTTTGGATCTAAATCACGTATATGACCAAATGATGCAACTACTTTATAACCATCTCCCAATATATGACTAATTTTATCTATTTTACCAGGAGATTCAACAATTATTAGTTTTGTCATTATTAATAATAATAATATTATATTATTTATAATAATATCAATTTTTATTTTGCGGGTTTAAAAGTATGCAAAGCATTACTTTTAAATTCTGCAA